CCCAGACGCTTGGTGAAGGAGGCTGCCTCGCCCTCAGGACCGGCCTTGCCGAGCAGCCCGGAGAGCAGCCCCGCCTTGCGGCTCTTGCCTGCGATCTTGATCAACTTCGAGACGCCTGTGATGGCCCCGGCGAAGCGGAGCGCGGACAGTGCGCCGAGGGTGCCCAGCAGCAGCGCGAAGGCGGAGTTCGCGCCGGGGACGTTGCGGATGATCCAGTCCAGAGCCTTGACCAGATCGCCCACGGTCGTGACGAAGGTGGTCAGCCCACCCGAGCCGCCCTCGGAGAGGTCCGAGATCAACTGCACGACCTGCGTCAAGGCATCGACCAGTTGGGTCGCGAAGTCTCCGGACAGGACCTCCACCAAGTGCTCCAGCGCCGGAAGCATCTCGGTGCGGATCTGCTTGATCAGGTTGCCGTTGGACTTGCCGCTCTTCTTGCCGAAGTCGAAGAACCACTTCACGAGGTCCCCGATGAGTTTCCCGGTCTGGTGCAGCACCGGGCGCGCGGCGTCGAACCACTCCTTGAGCGAGTTCTGGCCCTCGACGCTGTTGGTCCAGTCCGACCAGCCCTTGGTGATCCTGCGGAAGGACTTGAGCAGGTCCATCCCGAGGTCCATCCCGGCCTTGCCGATGCCCTTGAAGGTGCCGAACAGGTTCTTGAAGATCCCCCCGAGAATCTTCAGGACCTTCTTGGTCCCTTCGAGGAACTTCGCCATCTTGCCGATGGGCTTCCCGGCCTTGTTGGTCTCGTCCCCGGCCTTGGCCGACGCCTTCCAGAACTTGGTCCAGCCGGTGACGGTCTCGGCCAGCCACTTGGTGAAGGGGCGGGCAGCGTCCGTGACGAAGATCAGCGCCTGCATCACGTTCAGCAGGGCGCGACCTGCCAGCCGCAGCAACTTCTGGTTGCTCTTGAGGATGCGCCCGAACATCTGGGTGAACGGCCCAGAGGTCAGGATCTTGGCACCCTTCTTGGCCGTGTTGCCGATGATCCGACCGAAGGTCTCGACTGCATCCGAGATCATCGGGACCAACTTGAGCAGGATCAGGATCGCGTCCCCGAGGCCGGGCAGGAGACCGCGCTGGGCGGCGTCCCGGACCTTCTTCAGTTCGCCCTGAGCCTTGATCAGGACCTCAACGAACCTGCGCCCCTCCGGGGTCAACTTGGCGAGGGCCTGCTGGTAGGCGTCAGCAGCCTTGGCCGCGGCGGTGGTGCCTGCGGCGGCGTCCTTGGCAGCCTTGGCCTGAGCAGCCTGCGCGGACTTGACGCCCTTCTCCGCGCTGCGAACCTTGTCCTTCGCGTCCTCGTTCTTGTTCTCAGCCTTCTTGACCTTCTGGCGCTGCTTGGCCCGAGCCTTGGCGACCGCCTCCTCAGCCTTCTTGGCGTCCTCCAGCGCCTTCTTCGCCGCGGCCTTCTGCTCCTCGGTGGCGTTGGGGTCGTTCAGGGTCTGCTGAGCGGTCAGTGCAGCCGCCCGGCGCATGTCCTCCGCCTGCGCCTTGGCGTCGGACATGTCGGCGTACCGCTGGCGCTGCTTCTCCAGTTCCTTCTCGGTCTTCTGCTGCTCCTTCTGAGCCTTGTTGAGCGCGTCCTGTGCCTTCTTCAGCCGGTCGGCGGCAGCCTTCTGAGCAGCCATGGCCTTGGACGCCTTGCCGCTGGCCGCAGCAGCCGCGGTCTGCATCTGGGTGTGCGCCTTGAGGGCAGCGCCGATGCCGTTGAGCCCTCCGAGGACGGTGCCGAAGACGCTCGCCAGCCCGAGGAACGCGGCGGGCAGCGCGGCGGCGAGCCCGCCCACCTGTGACAGGGGACCGATCAGCGAGAGCAGCCCCGCGGAGAGGTTGGAGATGGAGCCGATCAGGACCCCGATACCGGAGATGAGCGCAGGGAACTTCAGCAGCCCGAGCATCTTGCCGAAGGCCGCGCCGCTGGCGCTCACGCTGTCGAAGTCGCCAGCCAGACGGCGCAGGCGGGAGCCGAGACCGCCGCTGGACCCTCCCGCGCGCGCGGACTCCGCGGAGACCCGGCGCAGGACCACAGCGTGCTGCTGCTCAGCGCGCGTCACATCGAGGGTGCGGCGCTCCACCGAGAGGAGGGCGGCTGCGACCTGCTTGCTCTCGGCCCCGTACTTTTTGAGAGCCGCGGCGTGCCGGTTCTCGGCAGCGGTGAGCGCGAGGGTGGCGGACTTGCGGCGGAGTTCGATCTTCTCCAAGTCGCGCTCAGCAGCCGCGTACGCCTTGATGTAGCGGGCGTTCTGCGCGTACGCCTCGTTGAGTTTGCGGCGCATGAGCAGGCTCTGCACGAGCGAGCCCACGCCGCGCTTGCGGGCCTTGGTCTCCCGATCGGTGGCCTCGGTCAGGTCATCGACCGCGACGGCAGCCTTCTCGTTCTCGATCCGGGCCGCGTGGGTCTGCTTGAGGACATCCGCAATCGTGCGAGAGCGGGTCTTCGTGCTCTTGACGACCTGCTGGTCGCCAGCGACGGTCGAGTCGTCCAGTCGCTCCTTGGAGGCTTCCAGCCGGTCCAGCGAGCGCGCAAGGGTGTCGGAGTCCTTGCGCGCCTTGGCGAACTCGGTGACGATCCGCCATGTCGCTACGCGCTCGCTCACGGCGGATCACCCCCTTCTGTGTACTTGTCAGGCCCCGAACGCTCTGCGGAGGCGTTCGTAGGAGCCGTTACGGTTCTGCGCTACCTGAGACCCCTGCTCGATGAAGACTTCGGGCGGTACGTCCTTGGCCTTGTCGTCCTCGGACTCTTCGCCCTCCATCTGGAGCCGAACCTTCTGCGCCTCTTCGAGGAGCGGGTTCTTCGCGCCCTTCTTCTCCTGCGGCACCGTGGCCGCGATGAAGGTTGCGAGGGTTCTCGTCTGCCACTCTGCAATTGTTTGCTGGTGCTGCCGAGCGGCTTTCCGACGAGCCTCGATGTTGGCGACCATCTGCCTGAGGCGGCAGACCGCCGTCTCCATCACCGATTCGTCAGACCATCCGTACTCCGCTTGAATCAGATCGACTGCTTGCGAGAAGCCGCCGATCAGACCTGACTGTTCGGGGCGAGGCCCGTGGTCGCGCCCATCTTCTGCGCCACCTTGAACATCGCCCCGAGCCGCTTTCCCAGTGCGCGAATGTCCTCCGCTTCGCGCTCGATCAGGCTCTGCACGATCGTGATCGTGTCCTCCAGTTCGGGGTTGTCGAGTTCACTCAGCAACTCCGCGTACTTGATCGAGTCGATGTCAGGGTTCCCGGTCTTGTTGCGGACCGTGACCATCGACTTCAGGAACTCGACCGTCTCCTCCTCAGCCTCCGGGATGGAGAACAGGACGAGACCGATGAAGGTCTGCACGAACGCCTGCGGGTTCTCGAAGTCCAGCGACGTGGAGTCGAGCACGTCCGCGGCACCGCGGGAGACGATACGGAGCAGCCTCAGGAACTGCCGCAACTTCAGGGGTTCGAGGTCGAACTCCAGCCCGGACTGGAGGCGCATCTCGACAGGCTGCGGGTCCAGCCGGTCGATCTCGTCGCGCGGCGGAGCGGCCTGCACGACGGCCTCCTCCGGCTGGTCGGTGGCAGCGTGCGCGCCGAGACGCACACGCTCACCGTCGAACAGGGTTGCTTCAGGAATCTCGACGCTCACAGCGTTCCTTTCTCAGAGTTTTCAGAAACTGAAGTTCGTAGGTCAGACCCGCTGGGTGTTCAGGAGCCGCCCGATCGCCCGGTCGCCGCCCGCGAGGGCCACGCCCTTCTCGTCCTTCTCGGACATGAGGGCCTTGCCCGCGTAGTTGAGGACCAGACCGTCCTTGTACGAGGGGCCGTCGAACGAGATGGGCTCGAACTGCACCTTGTAGAGGATGAAGTCGAGGTTCCGGGCGTTGCCGTCCTCGTCCTTCGACGGGACCCGGATCAGGACTGGGCGCGGCGGGACGTTGAGGCTCTTCTCGTTCCAGAGGGGCATCTCGTACTGCGTCGCGAGGCCGGTGCCCGAAGACGTGATGGTGTTGCCGGTGAGCAGCGCGATCACGTCGAACGGGATGAACCCGGACGTGATGGAGAGGGTCGCGAAGTTGAACCACGACCACGTGCTCAGGATGGTGTCGTCGCCCGTGTTGTCGAACGAGTCGGTGTCAACCTCGATCGAGCCCTCGCGGACGCCGTAGATGTCGGCAGTCTCTGCGCCGGTCGAGCCGTCGAGAATGGCCGCGTGCGAGACGGAAAAGCCCTCGAAAGTGGTGCTCATGTCGCCTTCCCTCAAGTTCAGGTGATGCGCCGCGTGCCCTTCGACGGACGCCGATTTCAGGCGGAGTATCGGCGGGAGGGGGGCGCTGTCCCTGAGCGTCTGAGGGGACGGTTGGAACTACCGCTCAACGGCGGACTCGACCAGTTCTCCGGTGAAGGCGTAGCGGTGCAGAACACGCCTCACGGAGGGGTCTTCCCGCCTCACGGTGCGCGCGCAGTCGCGGCACGCGAGTTCGAGCAGGTTGTCCTCGTTGTAGGAGACGGAATCCCCTGTCTGGCGCACCTTCATGAGGAGTTGGCGCGGCCCGATCGGACAGCGGATCTCCACGACGCGCAGTTCAACTGCTTCAGTCATGGCGGGAGTATCGGAACGTCCCTGCCGCGAGGCTCACGCGATCGTGAGCAGCCTCCGGATGACGCTTCCCCAGTCGTTCTGGGCGGGGATCAGGCGGGACGCCTTCTCGCCCTTCTGACGCGTCTTCGTGCGATCGCGTACGGCGTCCTTCATCGCAGCCACCAGAGCCTCGTGGTCCACCCGCATGGACGTGAGGCCGGGTGCGTGCTCAGCGAGCATCCCTGACACCGGCCAGCCGGTCTCGCTGCTCCCCCACTGCCGGTGTCCGCCGAAGTCGGAGTAGATGACGGGGACGCCCATCAACTGAGCCTCCAGCGCCGGGAGGTTCTTCCCCTCACCCCACGAGGGAGCGACGTAGGTGTGGATGATCTGGTAGAAGGCGTACAGCCGCTCGTGAGGCCACAGTTCGTAGTGGATCTTGACGCCGGGGTTGTGGTCCTCGATCGCCGGGTGCAGGGTCTGCGTGGTGGTCTTCAGGTGGAGTTCGGTGTCCGGGAACTCCTCGTGGACCTCGTGGAACGCCTTGATCGCAGCGAACGGGTTCTTGCGGTGGTGGAGTTGGCCGACCATGCCGAACCGGAAGGTGCCCGTCCAGTCCCGCTTGCGCAGGTCGTACTCCCAGTCGTCGGCCCAGATGCCGCCTTGGAGGACCTTGATCGGGACCCCGGCCTGCTCGCAGAAGGGCTCGAACGCCTGTCGGGACACTTCGTCGTAGGCGAGGAAGAGGTCGTAGCCCTCCAGCCGCTCCGCGAAGTCGTTCTCTGGGTCGGGGTAGTTAAGGTACTCCCACATCGACCACGCGATCTTCTTGCCCGGGATGCGGCGCTCCCCTGCGGACAGCCCGAGTTGGTCCGGGTCCACGTGGTGGATCACGTAGTCGAACTCCGCGTTGAGGGACTTGACCATCAACTGGGCCACGCCCGGGGGGATCGGGGGGATCACCGCGGTGGGCAGCAGGCGCACGTCCAGCCCGGCCTCGTAGAAGCCGCGGGCGAGGGAGAAGCCGTCGTTGCCGTAGCCGGTGTTGGCCGTCAGCGGGGTCTTGAGCAGGACCGCGGGCTGAGCCATCAGGCCACCGCCTGCCGGAGCCGGGCCTGACGGGCGCGCTCGTTCTCACGCTTGCGCTGCATCTTCGCCGGGTCGGACTTCGTGTAGTAGGCGTGGTGGCAGGAGTAGCAGAACCGGCTGCGGCCTCCCCCAGCGGGGCGGCGGGGGTTGTTGCAGCCCGGCTCGCAGCAGGTGTCGGTCCGGATGGTCACGACCTACGTACGGTCAGTCGGTGGTGATCTCGTAGGTCATCTCACCGCGGACGGTGTACGCCTGCGTGTTGGGCACGTCCGTGAGTTGCAACTGCATCGACTGGTAGGAGGCGTGGACCCAGTAGTCGCCCGGCCACAGGTGGTCGTCGTTGCCGGGGCGGTGGAAGCACGGGTTGATGCGCTTCGCCACGTGCTTGGCCTTGCGGCGCGCGTCCTGAGTGATCGGCGCGCCGTCAGCGTCTCTGGTGGAGTCGGCGTAGATCAGCACGTTCAATTGCGGAAACTGAGCGGTGTTGTGCCGGTTCGGCCCGCTCCACGACTTGTGCTGGCTCAGCAGGATCACGCACTGGCCGGAGCCCTCCGGGTCGCGGAAGGGCCGCTCCTGATCGTCCAGCGACTGGAACAGCCACGCCTTGGCGATCTTCTCCTCGTCCGGGGCGGTGTCGTCTGCGTCGGTGCCGATCAGGCCGTCCAGCACCAACTGCTGGAACGCAGGGTACGCGGACAACTTCTGGAAGGCGGAGGTCACCATGTCCATGTCTAGGGCGGTCATCCGGGGAACCCTCCGTTCAGAATCTCTTCGATCTGGGTCCCGAAGGTCTCCAGTCCGGCGAAGAAGTCGTGGTCGCCCCCGCGGGCGATCTCGTAGATGGCGTAGCGCACCGGGTCGTTGGGCGGTCCGGGGTGCGGGACCCGCCACAGTTCTCCGCCGTACTCGATGGTCCCGGTCCACGTGTCGCCGTCGAAGTCGGTGAAGGTCTTCCCGGACGCCTTCAGGCTCTCGGTGATGACGTGGACCTTCTCTTGCGTGACGAGGAAGGCGGAGCGCAGCAGGGCCTCCAGTTCCACGGTGGTCTTGTAGTGAGGCTGGGCAGACTCCTCCAAGCGAGCCTTCCACTTCCCGATGGCCTCGCCGCTCTCGCTGAACTCGATGTCGCGGCGGGTCACTTGTCGCCCTGACCCTTGGAGATCTGCTTGGGGACCTCGATCACGCCGACCTCGAAGTGGTGCCGCTTGGTCGGCTGCCACGCCTCGTCCACCGCACCCTCGATCAGGAAGGTGCCGGTGGGACCCTTGGTCATCTTGATCCGCATGCCGGACTTGATCGGAGCGCTGTCCGCGAGGAAGCAGACCCCGGAGCGGTCGCCGGGGCGTCCGGCCTCGGGGGTCCACATCGGGTCCTTGCCCTTGCGGAGAAAGTTCAGATCTAGAAAACAGCGGACCGCGGTCGCGACCTCGACCCACGTGGAGGAGGGCACGCCGTTGACGAAGGACTCCCGGAGTTCAAGCAACGTGCAGCGGTGCTTGAGCATGCTGCTGTAGGACATGGCGGATCACCCCATACCGAGGAAGGGGTCCACGAAGAAGGTCTCGCTCTCCTGCTCGCAGTAGCCGGTCTTGAAGACGTACTCGGTGCTCACCCACGCCTCGTCGGCACCGTCCGGGGCCTTGAGCATGGTGAACAGCAGGTCGAGCCAGTAGATGCCGGTCTCCTCACCCCGCTGGGCCTGCTGCATCTTCTGGTAGGAGTACGAGCCGATCCGCTCGCCGCTGAACGGGGAGTTGATCTCGTCGCGATGCTCGGCCTGAGACATCAGCCAGAGCGTGAGGTCCATGATCGCGTTCTTGACGATGCGCGTCTTGCGCTCGTCCGCGAAGTACTCCTCCAACCCGGTGTGGACCCACACCGCGTCGGTGGCCTGAACCAGCACTGACTCCGCCTGCGTCGTCTCGTCACCATCCGCGAACGGAAGTTGGCGGAAGGTGCCCAGTTCCTCGACGGTGGGCGGAGTCAGTGCCATGATGCTCCTTCAGGTGGTCAGCCGTAGAGGCTGCTGCGCTTCTGCTCGGCCCGCGCGAGCGCTGCCCGCTCGGCCTCGGTCATCTCCGGGTCCTCGATCTCGGTGAGGCGCTTGCCGCGCCACGGGCCGGGGCGGAAGAGGCGGCGACCCCAGACCTCCTCCTGCTCGAACTCGTCCATCTCCACGAAGACCTTGCCGAAACGGCGCGGGGCCTTGTCCCACTTCTCGGTGCCGGGGACGAGGGTCAGTTCCTCGCCGCGGTACCAGACCTTCCCGAAGGCGGTGAAGCCGTCCTCCAAGAAGTGGATCGTGACCGCGCCCGTGGCGCGCGGGTCGTCGGAGATGTCCAGCCCGTTGACGGGGCGGGGGTTCCGGTCGTTGGCGGAGCGGATGTAGTCCGCGTCCTGCGGGCTGGGGGTGTCCTCAGCCTGCTCAGCGCGGATCTGCTCCTCGATCTCCGCCCGGACCTGAGCCTCGACCTCGGCGCGCACCTGCGCCTCGATCTCCGCACGGATCTCGGCAGCCGACTTGGGGCTGGCCGCGGTCTTCTTGGCGGGCCGCTTGGCCGCGGTCTTCTTGGCGGTCGCGCCGCTCTGGGTGGGCATGTGCTACTCGCTCTCGGTATCGTCGTCGTCCGTGGACTCCGGCTCGGTCACCGGCTCCTCGGGCGTCTCAGGGGTCGGCTCGGTGACGGGCTCGGTGACGGGCTCGGTGACGGGCTCGGTCGGCTCCTCCACGACCTCTGCCTCCGGCTCCTCGACCGGCTGAGCGGCCTCCACGGCGGCAGGGCGGAGGTCCGCGGGGATCTGCTTCGGGCTCGGGTTGTTGGCGCTGACCGGGTTCACACCGTCCAGTCCCACCGGGACTGTGACGGGCTTGCCGAACTGGTCAGAGACCTCGACGGTCTCGGGCATGTATCGCTCCTTCATCTGCGGGCACACGTGCGCACGGAGTATCGGCGCACCCATTCCCTACACGTACGGCGAGAGCCCCCCACCCGGTTGGGGTAGGGGGCTCTCGGTGAAGCCGTTGAGGAGCCGGGATCAGGCGTCCACGTCCGCGACGTACACGACCTGCTCGGGGCGGGTCATGACCGGGAGGAAGTGGTACTCGATCAGGACCTGACGGGCGCTCGGGTCCTTCTCCTTCCACGTCTTGGAGAACTTGCCGGTGAAGCCGTCCGGGGCCTCGTCGTCCGCGCTCGGACCCTCCATGATCTCCATGGCCCGACCCTCGGTCAGGTTGCACAGGATCAGGGCGTCGTCCGCGAGGAACTGGGTCGGGGACCCGGCGTCGCTGTCGTAGAACGAGTCCACGACGTTCCAGTTCAGACCGAGGAAGCCCGGCAGGACACCCGTGGTGTAGTACTGGTCCTTCATCCGGTCGGAGAGCAACTGCCCACCGGGGAAGTTCGTGCCGCCGTTGGCCGCGAACGAGTTGAAGATCCGGTCCAGCGTCACGTCGGTGACGAACGCGGTGGTCGCCGGGACCCGAGCGTCACGGGAGATGAGGCGCTTCCACGCCTTCACGTCCTCCACGATCTGCGCCGGGGTGGCGGTGCTCCACGCGGTGCCCGCGGTCGGCTTGTGGCTCGCCGGGATCTTGTAGTCCACCGTGGCCTGCACGTCGGGCTGGTCGATCGTCAGCGTGCCGGTCAGCGCCTGCCAGCAGGCCCACTCGACGTAGTTGTCGATCCGCTGGTTGAGGTCCTTGACCTCACGCAGGACGGCGGTCTCCGCGTTCTGCTTGTTGGTGATCGAACCCGGCGCACGCAGCCAGTGCAGCGTGGTCGGCTCGAAGACCTTCTTCTCGCGGAGGTAGACGAACTGCGCCGACTCCTGCGAGACGCCAAGCCGCGGAACGACGTGGGCCTCGGAGTTCGGCACGTTGGGCTTGGCGACCATGCGCGAGCCCTTGATCACGTCCCACGTGACGCCCGGGAACGGCCACGGAGTCTTGGGCAGAGCACGCGAGAGCACCAGAGCCTCGGGCTTGTCCAACTTCTCCACGACGCCACGGAGCGTTGCGGGCTCCAAGAGGTCGATGTCCGGCATTTGAGCCACTACCTTTCTTGTTTCGTTGCGGCTCAGACGCCACTAGGCGAGCCAGTCGTGGGTTGGATCAGAAGATGAGGAAGCCGTGGATGTCGTCCACGCGACCGTTGAGGCTGGTCGCCACCCGGTCGATCTCGGCGCTGGACAGCGCGGTGCCGTCCGCGTGCTTCAGGGCGGCGGTCTTGACCACACCGCTGGCGACGTAGTTCGCCAGCATGTCGGTGCTGGTCGCGTCCACGGCCTTGCGCAGGATGCCGCGGACCTCCGGGTCCGAGGTACCGTCGATGTCCGCCGCGGCAGCGCCCTTGTACTTCTTGGCGGTGGCCGAGTCCACGAGGACCGTGCCCGCCTCCAGCAGACCCGAGCCCGACTTGATGGTCAGGCCCTTCTGCGTGAAGCGCGCGTACGAGCCAAGGATCTCGTCACCCTTGACCTCCGCCTTGCTGGAGGTACCGGGCACGTGGAGGACGTTTCCCTCACGAGCAGTCATTTCATTTTCTCCTTTTCCGGTTCCTCAGGTCAGAGGCTCTGGTTGGCGATCTCGGCCAGCCGGTCGATGTTCTTCTGCATGTCCTCGCCAACGGCGGGGGCGTCGTGGGTCTGGATGCCCTCCTCGGAGAGGGCGACGATCGCCTCGTCCGGGAGCAGGGCCTCGAACGACTCGCGGTCGGTGCGCGAGAGGGCGATCATGGTCTCCTTGGACTTCGGGAGGATGCGCCCGGCCTTGATCAGACCCTCGACCTCGGCAGTGGCCTCCTTGAGCGCCAGCGCCTCGTTCTGGGTCACGAGGTCCGCGACCTGAGCCGACAGCGCGACGCGCTCCTCGGCCATCTCGATCACGGCGTCGGCCACGTCCTTGAGCGTGTAGCCCTCCGCGCCGGGCTGCTTGCCGGTGGCGTCGGTGATGACGTTCGACAGAGCGGTGACGAGTTCCTGAGAGCCGGTGTTCGCGCGCTCCTGAAGCGAAACCACGTCGATCCCGTGCTCGTCCTTGAGGACGGCGAGCATCTGGTCGAGGTCCATGTCTTCCTCCGTGTCTGTGGCCGGAATCATCACGACCGGCGCGGCACCCGGAGTATCGGCTGCACCCCCTGCGCTGGCCGCGACGATCTCCTCGAAATCTTCGAGGTTGGTGATGTACGGGCGATTCGTGATCGCCATGTGCAGGAGGGTCGGACCCTTGCGCTCGCCGGTCTTGGTGTCCTCGTAGTCCAAGTGCATCAGCGCGGAGGCACCCAGCAGCGTGGAACCCACGTCATCGGCGTGCTTGCGCGCGTCGAAGATCGCGTAGACGCCCTTGTCGTCGTAGGTCACGTCCACGACCTCACCGATGTTCCGGAGCGGGTCCTCGACGTGCTGGTTCGCGTCGTTGGCGAGCGGGACCTGAACGATGTCGCAGACCCCGGCCTTGAAGTTCTGGCGAAGCGTCTCCGCGAACTGGCGATCGACGTGGATCTTCTTCGACTTGTTCATAGGGTGCGTGAACGAGCCGTCCATCGGGAGGATCTGCTTCTTGAACAGACGCCCCTTCTGGCTCCGCGTGAGGGGGATGAAGCCCTCTGAGTCGCGCGGTGCCTGAATGGCAACGTAGTCCTGCATGG